TTCAGGGATGAAGATGAAATTAAAAGATTAAATAATAGAATAATTGAATTATTAGGAGGTGAATCGTGAACGATAAAATAGAGCTTTACCAACAACCCGGCAATATAACTAAGTATGAATCCATTCAGGATATGAGATTCAAACTTGAAGGGTATGAAAAAATGGTTGACAAAGACCCGGTTGGTGCTGTTAAGAAGGGTGATAAGAATAATAAATTAGATTTTGCATATATCCCTATTGATATATTAGAGGAAGAAATAACAAAATACACATTCGGCTTGTGGAATTGGGTAATAGACGGTGATCCGATAATAGTCGCTAATGAAATTATTGTTAGGGGAACTTTAGAAATATTTCATCCCGTGGTTGGTATCTGGTTAAAAAGATCGGGAATTGGGGCTGCACAAATCCGATACCAAGCAGAGTATGAAACGGTTAACGGGAAAAGCGTTAAAACGAAAACAGACATTACCGATATTAGTAAGAAAATAACCACAGCTTTGCAGATGGACGCCCCTCACGCAGCAGCAGAAGCTTTTAAGAACGCCGCTTCAAAATATGGTCGCATATTTGGCAGAGGGTTAAGAAGGGATATCACGCAGGATTACAAAGGATTTGGGATTAAAGAAAGCGTTAACCCTGATATCAAACAGGCGTTAGATAAAATATTGATATTATTGGATGAATCAACTTTACCGAACAAAGAAGCAATCAGGCAGGAATGCGTTAAAGCTAATAAAGACGGACAATTCACGATAGAATTCGCCGATTCGGTGGCTAAAAAATTAGGTGGTACGTTATGATAATCTACGATGAACTTATACAAGGAACTCCGGAATGGCATAAAGTTCGTTCCGGCAAATTTACCTGTTCCACATTCTCAGACTTATTCGCTAAAGAAACAACACAGGCTTATCAGAATGCTATAAACGATGTTGTTTATGGTAAACTAACAGGTGAACCAGTCGAGAGCTACAGCAACGCTATAATGCAGCGTGGAAGCGAATTAGAGCCGTTTGCACGTGAGAGTTATGAGCTTGAAACGTTTACAAAGGTTCAGCAAGTTGGATTTGTTGAACTTAATGAATGGGTGGGTTATTCCCCCGATGGTTTAGTCGGTGATGATGGACTTATTGAGATCAAGTGCCCGCTACATTCAACTTTAATCGATTATCATTTAAGCCAGAAGATACCAACTAAATATTATTGGCAAATGCTCGGAGGTATGTTTGTAACTGGCAGGATATGGTGTGATTATTATGTATATCATCCTAAATTAAAGCCTCTTTTAATCAGGCTTGAAAGAAACGAATCAGATATTAAGTTACTGGAAGAAAAACTAAATGAAGTAATTGAAATTGCCAAAGAAAGAATTGGAAAGCTGGTTAAATGATAGTCCAAGTAAAGGATAATAAAATATTAGGCAGAAGCCGGAAAGACGGGGCTTATGATTTGCGACCTCCTCAAAGCAAAAGATCGTTAAACTTAAACCGCTTTCTTTTTGGAGTAGTATATAAAATATGGTCTGGCGAACTTGGATGGGATAAAGATTTTACCGATAAGTATTTCCGTGATATGTTCCTGAAGTCAGAAGAGCGGACACCGGACGGTAAAACGATAACCGTTATCAAAAGTCATAAAGATTTGGATAACCAACAGTTCATTGACTATTATAAGCAGATTCAAAGATATGCTATTGCCGAAGCAAGTATTTATATCCCAGACCCAAACGAGGCTGATTATGAAGAAATTGCACGGCAATATGCTTGTGATTAGATAACCTTATACAAGGAGAAGCAAAATGATTGACAGGCAAATGAAACACGAAAAGACGGCTGAGGACGTGTCCTTAACTTTCCCAACCACTTCCGAGTGGTGCTATAATTTAGTAGAGGAAATCAACAAAGATCATCCCAACGCCGCCTATGTTAAGCCGGTCGGGAATAAGTTTGAAGTGTGGATTACTTGGGATTACCTAAAGTATGTGAAATGGTACACAGTTAAAAAATGTAATATAAAATCATAGGAGAAGTAAAATGGCGTTTTCGATTAATCGTATTTCACTTATCGGCACAGTCGGCAAAGACCCAGAAATTAAACAAGTTGGGGATACTTCCGTAACATCGTTCTCAATCGCTACGGAACACTCATACAAGGATAAGTCTGAGAAGTGGCAGAATGTTACCACTTGGCACAATGTAACGGCGTGGGGCGTTTCTAATTACACTGTAGAACAAATTAAAAAAGGCGTTAAGGTTTATCTCGAAGGCAGGATAGAAAATCAGGAATACGAAAAGGACGGTGTTAAGAAGTATATTACTAAAGTAATTGCTGATTCACGGACTATAATTGTTTTTGATGTCAGGGGGAAATCAGAAGGGCAGCCAGTAGAGAGCCAAAACGTAAGCGAAGCAATGGATAATTATAAAGGACAAGGTGAACCGGAAGAAGACCCGAGCGATAGCCTCCCCTTTTAAAATGGCAGTTGACTTTTCCTTTTTAATTGCGTATATCTATTAAAATAAGTGAGATATGTACAACAACATAGGAGGCTTAAATGAAACGCAATTAACGAACATCGTAAATTAGTTAACGAATTGGAAAAGAGTAGCCGGGTGAGATTCCCGGCTTTAATTAAGAGGATAAATTGATTAGAATATTTGAGAATATAGATTGTCAAGAAGGAATGGCAAAACACGCCGATTTGCTGAAAAGTAGAAGGGTTTTAGCGATTGTTGATCCTGAATTCGGGATTGGGATTTCCAAAAGTGCAAGATTAGTTTTAGACAAAGGGTTACAGAGCAAGGGTTGGGACGATAAACCGATTAACCCTAAGTATTTTGATGTGTTATTCAGTGTTAGCCTTAATCAGATTATATGGGGTGGGAATTACTATGCTTTACCGGCGAACAAACATTGTGTTATTTGGGATAAAATGCAACCAGAGGGAATGAGTTTCGGGATGTTCGATTATGCTTGGACTTCGTTTAACAGAGCAAATAAAATGTTTAGAAATTCGGCAACACAAACCGGTGACGAAATAAAAATTCACGAATGTCAGAAACCAATCGCCTTATACAAATGGCTTTTAGAGAAATACTCTGCCGGGCACGATTTAATTTTAGATACACACGTTGGAAGTGCCAGCAGCTTAATTGCCTGTGAAGATTTTGGGATTGATTATGTGGCATTCGAGTTGGATTCCGATTACTATCGGATGGCAAATGAAAGATTATTAAAAGCACGTTTCGAGCGTGAAGCGAAAGTTTCCGAAACCTGCGTAACTACAGGATTATCACTATTTGGAGAACAAGAATGACAATTGATGAAATTTACAGACAACACCGGAACGAATACCAGCGTGAATACAGAAAAAATAACCGCGAAAAGATTAAGGAATATCAGCGGAAGTGGAGAGAAGAAAACCCAGATAAAAACGCAGAATATATGCGTAAAAGTAGGTTAAAAAAGGAGGACGGAAATGACCGAATCGAGAGCAGTATTTGATTATAAAGATATGGTTGATTTAGGGTTTAAGCGTGAAGAATCGGACGATTCTATATTTTTTGACAAATATGGTTATGAATGGTTCTGGCTAAGGTTATCGGTATCAAAAAGACTTTATTTCGAATGGGATTGTAATACACATACTGTAGAATTATGGAGAATAAATAAAGGTTCTGATGTTTTAGGCAAATTGTCGATTGGGACAAAAAATCAGTTGCTTGAGTTAATAGAGTTTTATAAAAAGGAAACCAAAAAATGACAATTGATTTTGATGAAGCCGAAAAATCCGAAGAAGTAAAAGGATTTCTATGTGCAGAACCCGGCAAGTTTTATAAAGAATGTTGTGGGGACGAAGGATTCGCCGCAACTTGCAAAGCACATAACAATAATTCTGCAAAGAAAACGGCTAATAAGAAATGTAGGGGAGAATATAAGATGGCACAAAGAACTAAACATAACAAAGGAGAGTAAAATGAACGCAAGATTAAGGGAGTTTCTAATTGAAAACAGAGAAGAGTATTTTACTACTGAACAATTAAGGCACTTATCTAATATAGGCACTAAGCCGGGTGTATCTAAAGAACTTCGGGAGTTGATGTCAGAAGAGCTGAGGAAAGAGAACCCCGTTTATTTTTTCGCAGGGAACGGCAATGGGTGTATTTGCACTAAAGATAAAGATGTGGTTCAAGAATGTATCTCAACACAGCTAAAGAGTGCATTAGATAGATTAACACACGTTCAAGATTTGCAACTATTACAATACAGGCTATTCACTAAGAATAAACCTTTTGTTCAGTTAGATTTAGAGTTGGTATAATCCGGCTTTAATTAGAACTTTAACCTTATGCCTAAAGTTATCCCGGCTTATAACTTAATACCCAGTACATAGCAACACCCAAAAGAGCAAGGGCTATAATTCCCCAAGTTGTTTTGGGTATATTCCCCGATAAGATCATATCTGCATAAAGTTCTTTGATTTTATTGATTTTGAACTTAGCCGATAAATCTAAATCAACTTCTGGCTTAGGTGGAACAGGAACCGGCTTTAATTCCGGATCCGGTTTATCGCTTTTAATTTCCTCAAGTCCTCTCGGCTTTAAGTCTTCGAACTCGTTCATTTCTTTAGGTCCGTTGGCTTGCCAGTCAAGTATGCTATCACAGCACTCAGCCCTATTAAAGCAACCTGCCCCCAATTAACATTGCTTAAATCAGAAGATTGTAAATAGGTCGTAATTGCACCGATTACTACTATCAGAATTGCAGCCCAATTTGATAACTTATCTTTCGTGTTCATAATTACTCCTTGCAATATTTGTTATATTTTTTGATAAAGTCGGTTACTTTAGTAGCACCGTCAACCGAATTGTAAAAAATTTTGTGGTATGCCGCCATTGCCTCGATGTCGTTTTCTTTTGGCAGCTTACTATTAACAGATAGATATTTCAGCCTACAAAAAACAATAGCATACAAGTCATTGTACGCTAAATCATTCCATTCAATCTGTTCAATTAAAGGGTATCTTTTAACATACTTTTCTTTTAAGTATTTGAAAGTAGGTCTTTCAATCTGTGTAATCCCTTTAGCACCGTCATAATTAGGGTTTATTTGTGTCCTATATCTACCAAAATCTGATTCTACTGCAATAGTACCTAAAATCAATTGGCTTACTGCTTTATTGTAAAGTTGAGGTAATAAATAAGATTCAATAGATTTTCTAACTAATTCATCATTTATCATACTTTCCTCTGCTCAAAACTTTGCTGTTATTGGGTTTAAGTTTTCCTCTGATCTTTCAAGGTTTAATTCTGCGAATCCTTCTTTTTCTCTTATTTTATATTCTTCTGCTACAAGTCCATTCCCTTTTATAATTGCAGCCCTCATTGCACCAAATCTTACGTTTATAACATCAACTTTTAATTTCGTTAAATCATTTTTCTTTTCCATCCGGTCTAAATTAGCAAACAAAGTATCTTTTACTAATAACTTTAATTCATCAACGGATTCTGACATTTTTGTTATTTCCTGACTATAAGGGCATCCTTCGCCTGTCTCTGAATGCTTAACTGCCTTAATAATCTTCTTACCGCCGGATTTGATTAAACTTCCTATCCAAATTATTAAAGCCAAAACTGCTCCTGAACATACTGTTATAATGATTGCCTGCATCTGTAACCTCTGAATAAGTTAATATTGTTACGATTATATTACTAATTTAAGTTTTGTTGTTTTATTCCTCTTTTCACGAAGTCTGTTATAGTAGGAAAATAGATATTCATTTTCTTCTTTTAACTCTCTTGACTCCGCGTTGTATAAATCATTGAAAATCTTATCAATTTTTTCTTGTAATTCAATATTCTTATCTTTTTTTAACTTTCCTACATCATATTCAACATTATTCAGGTCAATCATATAAATTGATTCCTCTTCTTTTAGCCCAAGATTCGATAGCATCTTGAATTTCTTTGTTAGTGAGAATCATTAAATCTTTCCAGAACAAATCAACTGAATCAACTTTAGAAGTCCAGAATAAATCCCTTCCCTCAATAGCGGTTTCAATTGCCATCGTATCGGCTTGAATTATAATGACAGGAATATAAACGGTATCCGGTTTAATATTAGTTGTATCACTTCCCGCGGGTGTATCTATTATTACTCTTGATTGACCGCAACTAAAAACAGTTAATAAAACTGTTAAAATTAAAATTCTCATTTTAGACCTATAAAATAATTATTTAATTCTTGTTGTGTCGTTGCCGGAATATCATCTGTATAATAGATGTATTCAATATAATCATAAGAGCCATTTGAACAATTTGTAAAACCCCAGCGATCTTGATGATAATACATATATAATCTTTCACCTATTCTAATCACGTTATTAGCTGCGAACGGCATATTTCCGCAAAAAGTCCACTTCCCATTAATTAGCTTGTATAATCTTTCGATCTTATTTGATATCGTTCCTGTATATTCTCGGATTATCAAATTGTCAAGATTCCCTGTAAAATTAACCGGTTTTATAATAAAATAGCTGCCAGTGCCGGTCGTTGTGAAATAAATTGTATGATAACCACTTCCGGAAATCGTTTCAGAATAAGTTGATCTTGTCGGGAACGTTGCCATCTTTATATCAATTGTCCCGGACTCGTAATCTTTAATCTGTATTTTTATTTCATAGGTCTTCCCGGATGTATAAGCAGGACTATTAACATATATATAAGCATTTGAATTGCTATAATTAACTTGCCCATCGTAAATTATATCCGCAATTGCACCTTGACCACTTTGTATATACCATCCGGTAGTACTACTGAAATCATTAAAATTAAATATTAACCCATCCGCTGTTTGACTTGAAACAGATGCAATTAAATCGTTTGTTGTTGCCGTCAAACCAACGACATATAAAGAGTCATTCCAGTTATTTTCGATTTGATTAACCACCCCTCTATATAGCTTATAAATACCTTTATCAGTAGAGCTTCTATTTGTGCTTTCGATTAATAAATATGTTCTATCTGCTAATTTTTTAACTTCTAAAAGCCTGTCACTTTCAGACCATTCATAAATTTCTGTCCAAGTTGAGTTGTCAGTCCTTTCCCATAACTTCAATCCCATCCCCAAGCTGTCTTTATCGCCTGAATAAGCGACATATTTTTGTAATGTAATTATATAAGTATCCGTAAGGTCATTAAAAACTTCAACAGGCATATCATAAACGCCGTAAAATGCCCCAGGATATGGAGTCCCGGAAGGTTCAACAATCCCAGAACTAACACAACCAAACATAGTTGGATAGGAAATTGTAGGTGTGCCACTTGCCTCGGGCGTAAATTCTAAAACTGCCCCCGGTTGTTGATAAAAATTAATTGTGTGACCAGCATTAAAATGCCCGCAAGCTAAATAATTTCCACTTGACAAGACTCCGATTGATCCGGAATAACTCTTAAAATTTGATATATTGTTTGAATAATAATGTATTGAATCATCATAAAAACGATTTTCAGCAATCCTTCCGTAACCCGTTTCTATTAAAATCTTTTGATTTTCTTCGTCTAAGAATGCAGTATTATAACCGTAATCGTATCGAGTACCCCCTTCGTGAATGTCCCCATACATTACATTTGATCCTGCCGGAAAATCATACCTTGTCCAAGTCGTGCCGGCAAGAGTGCTTATATAATCAGCGAAATTTGAGCCTGTTATTCTCCTACCGATTAAACCATTTATTTCAAATATATGTGATCTGTCCCTAAAAAAATCATAAGAGGTTGACTCTAAATCTATTCTATTATAATTTTGAGGGAAGATAGAGACTGTTAAAAGTAATATCATTAATATTTTATACATAAATCACCAAAATTATTCCTACAATAATTAAGAGAATTTTAGCCCATAACAAATATCTAAAAGGGTCACCCGATTGCTCCGCTACCCTAAAATACTTAAACTTTCTCATAACATTCATAATCCCGTCTGTCAATAACCAATAAATTCCTAACAATAAAGGTATTTGAATCAAGTCTATTTCCCCGGCGACAAAAAATGCACCGAGTAAAATATGTGAACCTCTTGTTACAATTGAAGCCCAATGTTCCCTGATGTCACCCCATTTAGTACGAATCCTTTCCTGAACTTCTTCGTAAGCAAATGAAGTTGCAGCGATCAACATTAAAATATAGGTTATCATTTTTCATCCTTCTTTGGTTTCTTAATTTTCAAGTAAGGTTCGATATAAGCCGGCGGGTCTTTCTTTATATATTTCTTAGGTTTAATTTCTGTAAATTCTGCGATCTCAGCACCTTTGCTTAATGAATCCTGATAAGCTATAAGTCTATTGTTATATTGTGCAATTTCTCTATCTTTTTGAGCTTCAATTGAGTCTTGATTTGCGTACCAGTCTTCTACTTTTGATTCAGGGATGTCTTTAATGAATATAAATTGTTTCCCTGTTATTTCTTCGATTGATTGGATTGCTCCAAACATATCAACGGATATTTCTTTTCCCACGTAAGGATTAACACTGTTATAAGCCCACGCCATACCCTCTGCATCATTCTCAAGACTTTCCAAAAATGCAGGCGGATGAGGTGAGAGAATTGTAATATTACCTGCTTCGTCCCTTACTTTTAATTCAGACGATGCGCTTTCATCTTCGGCATATAATTGAATTACGTCAGCCGGGCTTGATGAAGGGGCTGTGCCATTTGCAATTGCAAGAACACCATCAGTACTTATACCATCTTCGTCAATTGTTGCAGCATCCGTGCCGTCAACTTTAAAATGATGTGCCTGGCCAGTCTGTACATTATAATCAATTTTCCCATTATAATTATCAAGTGTAATATAATCCCCAATTTCATCATTGATATATACAGCATCAAAACCTGCGCCCACTCTGCCCGCAAAAACGTTATTGTTTTTAAATATTAAATCAGAAGACATATATCCGTTTAAGTTCAAGTATGTAATTACGCCCGCATCAATCGTCTGAGATGCAGAGAAATCATTATCCTGCGCTTTGTATGCTACATTAGTTAAATAATTCAATGTGTTATAGTAAGCACTGAAAGCAGACATTGAGTCCATCACTTGAGATGAATCCATATGAGTTAAGAATTCTCGATAGATTGACCCTGAACTTGAAACAACTGTATCGACGTTTATAATTGAATTAAGCATTGTTATGTTATTCGTATCAATTAGATTCCAAGCCCCTGTAGCTGTTAAAGAGTCTAAATCATCACCGACCAATTGAAAATAAATAGGATCAAAATACTTGACTGCCTTATCAACAGAATTCATTCCTGAATTATAATCTGTTTGCCAGCCGAAATAAGGTGCTTCAAACTTAGGTATGTATATTCTATCGGTTTCATCATTCATCCGCCTTGTAAATGGGTCTGAAACCACTATATAATCTTTAATCCATACTTTCATTGAGTCAGCTAAATTTTCAGCAGTTACTTTTTTTGTAGTTGCGGTTCCCGTAATATCGGTTACAATTACAAACAAGTCCGTACTTGACACCGTTGGTGATTCTGCCAAGGCGGTTATCTTAATGCCCTGCGAAAAGTTTGCAATGCTGAATAATATTAAAAATAGTAATTTCTTCATAATCTTCCCTTTATTCTATAAAAAATAAATCTTCATCCTCTGTTTTTAAGTCTTCCGGTACTTCTGTTGTTAAGTTTATATTGTCCGGTTGTTCTGCCATTTCTATTAAACCAAATTCGATTACCATATTGTTTATATTTAGTTTCTTACTGTATATTTGGAATACTTTCGTATAATCAACTGAATCCGGGACTATTGCCGGCATATAAATTAAAATCCTGTCACCGATAATATACTTCAAATGATTCTTAAAATCGCCTACAAAATTAGTTATTAGCAATTGACGGGTATGTCTTTTAATTATTTTAATTAAATAAGCTAAAGCCGTTGCATCGTCTTTTATCCAGTCTGCTGAATATTCCCATTTCTTACTGATTCTATAATTAGTTTCTGTACTTGCACAAATGGCTTGATAATCGTCAAGTCCTGCAACTGATGAATGTTTAGGACTTACGGATATTTCTTTTAAGTATGATTGCCGTCCAAATGAATAGTAATAATGCAGCTTAAAATCCGTGCAAATTTCATCAGCCGGGGTGTAAGAAACTTTCATATTAACTTTGCCTTTCCCAGCAATGTGATATTGTAAAGTCCCGTCAATATCTCCCGGTTCATCTGTTATTAACCTATATCCGGTTTCATCTTTCACTAACCAGATAAAGGATTCATTGCAGATTGCAGATATAATATCATCTGATGAAGTTTTAGCAATAATACTATTTGCCATTTTCCAATCTTTTTTAGAGCCGTTTGTTGCATTCCCGGCTAAATCAAAACTCGAAGTGTTTATATTAGGGTTTATATTTGAGATTGAGAATACACCGCCCGTAGTTCCTGAAACCGGATTGCCAAAACTTTCAGCTAAATAAATGATTTTAGAAGTTCCGTCATAATCCAATATTGTAGTAACAAAGTCTTGTGTTGCACTTATATGGTTTATAAAATAAGCTCCGTTATAATAATCATCTTCCGAAGATTTTAAGTCAGGACATTGTACTTTCTTATACCCGGCATCATTTAAGCATCCCGTATAAGTTAAATCTCTTTCTGTGTAAATTTCTTCTCTTAAAAGTGATTCAATTATATACCCGGGTGTTTGGATAGTAGTATCTAAATCTTGAGTAGTTCTGTTATAAGCCCAGCTTACAGAATCCGCTAAATCTACATCGGGTTTGAATGTCCGACCGCCTGTAATTGCAAGCGGCATCTGTGAACTTGAATAAGACTGACTAAAATTAGCCCGTTGACTTACGCCCGCTTCTCTTGCTCTTAAATAAGTTAACCGTGGATCGTTCTTGTCTAAAAACTGCTCGTAATAAGCAACCGACTTAGTATAATTGTCATATTTATTATATTTATCACTCATATTCTTAAATCGCTTATAATCATACCTTTACTGTTTGCTAATTTCATCGCTCTTATTTCGGCTCTTATCGGGTTGTAAAGTTCTCTTGAGTAATTTGCAGGAGCTACTTGCTGAACGATTATATTATTCACTTCAATAGTGACCGATTCTAAATAAATCGGTGTTGCTGTTTCATAAGTAGAAGTAATATTTGTTATTAAGATTTCAATCTGCGTAAGTTGATCAAAAGTCCAAGGCAATGCAGCCGGATTCTTTGCGCTAATATCGTTACCAATATTGACATAAACGCCTTGAGTGCTTGTAATTGCAGGAGTTGAGAAAGCTCCCGTGTTCGGGTCAAAGTATTGTACTGATATATATTCATCCGCAGAGCCATTATCTACGAATGTAGGTAATATCCTCACGTCTGTAGAAGCTACGCCCGGAAGACCTACTCCAGAGTTTAAAGAGCCGTCAATTTTAATAGATACCGTTTCAGTGTCCGCAATTGTTACAAATCCCGCGCCTGTGTTAAGTGCTGCGATTGCACCATAATCCGATTTTTTACCCGATAAGTAACCACGATTATAACATAGTTTTCCTATCAGTGTTTCATCTTCTGCTTTAGTACTTTGCAGGATAACTGATTCACGAACATATTCAGACAGTCCCGCAGAGTTAGCCGGGTTAATTATAAGCCACCCACCCTCACGATATTCGAGTAAGGGTCTATCATCAAACACAAATCCACTGCCTGTAAACGCTTCACACTGATGAGAAGCATAAACGTATTCTAAAGTATCTCTATTTATCAAAACAGCCGGAGCCAGATTTATATCGGCTTCGGGATAGTATTTGCTAAATGTCTGTGTATTGAATAAGCCGTATAATAAAGGAATCGCAACATTATTATTATCAGGACAAGAGGTACTGTAAGACATACAATCATCAACATTCTTTTGAACTGTGTAATATGGTAATTCTGCTTTTTCGAGTGCCGATAATTCGTTGCAATCAAAGCTTATATAATCTTTATTTGAGTTAAAATCTTGTATATAGTAATAATCATTTATCCAACTTATTTGATTTTCATTTGTTGCACCTTCCCAAACAATGCCAACCCGGACAAGTCTGTTTATTGCATATCTCCCGGAAGTGCCGGGAATAAAATCATCCTTAAAATTAGATAGATATTCATTAGAACTATTTCTCGTAAATGCGAAGCTTAAGGTGCTTATATCGGACATCCCGCCAAAGGACGGGTTTATACTTGTTTCACCTATATTTAAGGAACCTTGAGCAAGAACAGATGAATCATATAAAACACTGGATAATGTTATATTTTGTTTATACGCTAATTTTAAGGTAACATCATCAAAGAATACTTGCAAAACAAATATTAACTGATTATCATTCCCCGGAGTTTGGTTCAATGTCATCATCTCTTTGTACGGCTCCTTGCGTATTGCTGAGAAGCCACATAAGGAGTTATAGCTTGCGCCACAACTGCCCCATCTATATTCACATTAGTAACTACAAAATCAGACCGTGACCCTCCTCCTCCTGCTGAGCTTCCAAATATCCCTTCGAGTACGCTTGATGTCCCCCCTGTTAACCAACTGAATATTCCACTTCCGATATCAGAAGCCCAATCGGAAGCCATTGCAGAAAACATATTCTGCAAGAATATTTCCAGCAAACTGTTTGCGTGTCCGAAAATATCATCAAACGCTTGATTCATCCCGGTTCTTAAAGTGGCAGCGGCTGCATCTGCCAAATGACTTTCAAATCTGTGTATCTCTCTCCACCGTCTTTTAATTTCTTCTACTGAAACATCGGGTAAAATGATATCGGGCATTTCATTGCCAAGGTCAGTCATATCTTCCTGGAGTCCATTTACTAAATCCATTCTGGCTTGTGATCTTGCATCTTTCCAGCTTGTATTGTTTTTTGTCAAAGTATCAACATCTATATCTTCAAACCCTTTTTTAGCGGCGTCGATCGATTCCAACAAATCGGCATATGAATCGGCTTGAGCCGCCTTGATTAGTGCCGCATTGCCTTCGGCAGTCATTCCAATCTCTTCCAGCATTCTTTTTAATGTTCGCTGGTATTCAATTTCTGTTTTCAAATCCTCTAATCTTTTCCTGACGCCATCAGATATAGACTTGTCAGCCTCTTTCATACCAGCCATCTTGATAAAAGATTCTTGCAAAAGCTTATTATATGCCTCTGCGTTTTCTAAACTTGAATCAACACCCGGGATCGTTCCCGCTTCTTCCTGCTGTGCCTTCCCCGTTAACTGATCTATTTTGTCAATCAATTTTGTTATGTTTGTTATGTTGGATGTATCAAGCTTGAATATGTTGCCGAAAGGATTGTTAACCGTAACCATTCTATCAAATTGCTTATTAAGCCTTTGCATTGATTCAGTCATACCGTCTGTTTCTTCCTTTGATCCCCTTGTAGCCATCGTATAAGCCAAAACGCCGGATATAACTAAGTTAAGTGCTGTCATCCATCCACCCATACCTGTGAACATACCGGATAACATTTGCTTGAACGTTTCGCCTCTTGACTTTGCCTGTTGGAATGATTCTGCAAGTACTGGAAGGTTATTGGCTACGGACATAACGCCCATATTAAATGAGGAAAAGAAGTAAGGGGAATCCTGCAACACTCTATTAAAGTTCATTCCTAACTGATTGTTGGTTTTCATTCCAACACCCATCTTATCCAGTGATCCACCAGCAACAGCAGAAGCCTTTGCAATATCATTCATTGCTTTTGTAGTGTTACCCGGATCAACACCGTATTTTATAAGTATGTCTTTAGTTTCCATTAAAACCTCACTCTAAACGCTTCGTTGAACACTTGAACAGCGAAACGCCAAATTTCATCATCATAAACATTTGCAGGGTTCTTTTCGTGATAACAATATTCATCATAAACTTTTAATGTCCTTTCATCAATCACTTGCATAGTGTCCTCAATTCCTGCCTCAAATAATATTTCCTTTAATTTCTTCTTTTTAGAAGTTTCATCAGAAGCGATCCCGTCAATGATATTCATCAAATCATTATCATTGTCAACTATTGTTTTAACCCTCGACATACCATTAACGGGATAAATTTCAAGCGGGTAAGGTCTTCTAATGCCTTGTAAACCTCCCTCAATCTTCAATCTACATAAAAGAACTATTTTTTTTTATCTGAAATCTTAAAAGATTCAGCCGATTCAGTAATTATTCTGAATAATAACAGGATAAACAATTCAGGTAAATTCCTAATTCTTGTCATTGTTTCTTCAGATAGTTTATCACCTGTAACAATACATTTTATTACAGTATCATCTTCGGTTAAGCCGTCCCAATCTTTCAACTTGTATTCAATTGTTTTGTAAATAAAAGTTTGGAACTCAGGAGTTTTAGTAATATTAGGTTTATCGTCAATCATCCAATTATTAGCAATTGCCGTAGCTTCGCCCTGTCTGATTAAAGATTCTAATTCGTTTAACTGTTGGATTGTTGCAAGCCCGACTTTAATCTTAAAATTGTCCTGGACTTCTAACCATTTATTATTTACATAAGGAGCTATATTCATACTAATATATCAACTCCGTCGGCTAAAGTTACAACTTCGCTCCAACCGGCAGCGGGTCTCAATGCTTCGATAACAAGGTTAACCTCCGTCTTGTCGCCGTTTGTAACGAAAGGCGATGACATAAGCTCCCCATATGTATTCTTAAATGACAAGACACCCAAACTTGTATCCGTGCCGTTGCTAATGTTAAATGCTACATTTACAGGCGAACCATTTATAAATCCATTTGTATATTTGCCAAATGCACCGATTGAGGTTTCATTAGCTATTAAAGTGATTGTAGTAATCATTGAAAACTGAGTATCATAATCGTTTGCTTTTGTTGTTGTGCAAGCAGCTGTGACATTGTTCTTAAATTTAATGTTAATTTTTTTTGGACAGACGCCAGAATAAGACACGCCGTCAACTGTTAAGGTATTCAGGGCAAATCCCGAAAGCCTACCGGTAGATACTGGATCAACCCAATCTCCATCAAAGTATTGATCTGCAACCATTTGATTGCCGACCCATTTAACAGAAGCCTGTAACAAATGGTTAATTCCGTTAGCATCAAAATCAATATCAAAACTTAATTCATCAATTATCGCACAACTTAGGATAGTCCCATCACCCACACTTGCACCGTCGTTATAATTCCCTTGAGCTATTCCATAAGTATTGCCTTCGTCAGCTCCATAATTAACTGAAGCACCATTTGTGAAATCGGACATCGGTAAAAATAATTTTTTGAATCCTGGAGCCGCTCCTTCAGTAGTGCATTTGAGCAAAGCATTTAAGTAATGATATAATTCTGTATAAACAGGCGTAAACTCATATCCAAAAGATTTTAAGGCTGTCGTAGAATCAACAAAGGTTCTACCAACCTCTTTAGCCGTGCCATATGCAGATGTTTCATTGAAAGTATCTATTATTATCCCGGCATCTGGTAAACTTCCGGGCTTAACTAATTGCGTTCTAAATGCTGCCGAATTATCATTAGGCGTTGCGAATAATGCCTGTTGAAGTAACCCAACTTTTTGATTCTTATTAAATAATCCACTCATATTAAACTCCTGTTAGCATACATAGTCACCAAAATAAAATTGGATAGTTCCTTTTGATTGTTCCGGACTAATCCTCTCAAAAGGTTCAATTCTTTCGGTTCCTCTATAATTGGTTAAATCTTTTATTGAGCTGCAAACCGATATGAAATTATCATAATTTGCATCGTATTCTTCCGTGCTTGCATTGAAATAATAAACTGTTAATATTACTAAATCGCTGTTTAATGTTGCATTCGATGTAAGTTCTTCAGTGTCCGGACTTCCAAGTTCTAAAGTATAAGTAAAATCTTCCTGACTTTTGTCCGATTCTTCACCTGTTAAGTTTTCCGGTATTCTGGAATAATCCAAAGCGGTAAGAAGATTTATTAACGCTGTTTTATCGGTTACCCAAGTCATCTTCTTATGCTCACAGATTTATAAGAATATTCATTTGCCTCAACATCCCCGGATTCATCTTCATCGTAACTAAAAAAGTTACTTTTCATTATGTTTTCATAAAGCAATCTGTATTGTTCTGCTTTGTTATAATAATCATCATTGGCTATTTTACTTTTTGATTTGAATAACAGATAAAGCGAAAGATAAATTAAAGGTAAATCAAAACTCCTTTCAACCAAATAAGAAGTAAATGTTATTGTTCCGGTTGTTAACGGTGTTTGGGTTATCTCATAATATTTATATACAGAATCAAATACAAAAGTTTGTTCGCCGGTTGCCCCGGTTGCCGGTGTATCAGGGTCTTCACCCTCACCGGGTATTAAATCTGTACCAACTGTAAACGAATCAACTGTGTTCCAAGTTTCATTCGATTCGTCGTTAGTACCCCGAAGCGTTACAGTAACCGATCCCGAATTGGCTGTTACATCCACGATTAAACGTGTTCTTTCGATGTTATCAATTGCCGATTTTGTATCTAAAGTTAGGTTCAACGGAGTGCATAATAGCCTTAACTTGTAACCCATTGACTTAACATCAGATACAAGTATTTCTTTTGCCTGTGTTATAAATTGCGCATATTCAACAGCGTAAGTACTTGACGGATCACCACGCCTAACAATCGGCGGTTCATATTTCAATAAGTCCAAATATGTAACTCTTGTATCAATCATTCTATAACCTTGAATTGAAGTAACCATTTGTAATTCAGTTCACTGATACCCTCGACTATATCACCTTTGCGGGCTTTGATATGCCAGTTATTAAGATTGCCTTCAAAGTTTGTTAAGAATTTAGCTTTGTAAGTTTTAACATCTGGTATTATTTCGGGTTTAATTACGGGTTTCTTTTTCATCGCGGGAACCTCTTTATATAAGCCATTATTTTACCAACATTGTTAGTTGAGTTACCGGAAGCTGCAAACAATATCCAGAATCTCATTCTGCTAACTGGTTTAGGAATTGAAAGTGCCGAATAGAATAATGAAGTATCAATTGAAGCGTTAACATCAATGTCCAATAATTTAGCTGTGCGGTTCCATGTTAAACCAGTGTATGAGTACTCCACATACACATCAACATCGCAAGTATCATTAACAGCCAAAAACAATTGAACAGAATCACCGACTTCAAAATCAGATGTTATCAAAGTATCCGTGTTGTTAATCAGGTACGGCTCATCTATAATCTCGATCTGTGAATAAGCCGATATTGTGAATAATAAGATTAAAAATATAGTTTTCATTTTAATCCTCTTTGTAAGCGTATAAAGATAGTTTTATTCTAAATGTATTGCCTTTTGCTGTTGAAGTCATAACCGCAATCCGGTATTCAGGAAATCCCCAACTTGTAATATTTAAGTTTGCAGAGCCTTTGAATATCGTTCCACCGCTTTCCAACGTATCAGCCACGAATAATGTATCAACTATTGCATAAGTTCCGCCATAAGCCTTCCCCTGCACATACACGGCTGTAATTTCGCCATCCGCTGACAGTGTATCGAATACTAAAGCAAAACCTAAAGGATAACTCATCACACTTGCATCATATTTGCTTAACTGGAAAGACCCGCTTGTTACTGTTCCACTATCACAAACCCCGGTGAAATAATATTCCATATCCGTTCCGTGAGGTACTTCGGTTAACTGGATTGTTTGGGAAAATGTGAGAGTGAATAAAAGTAAAGTTAAAAATATATATCTCATTTCATACTCCGTAAATTAAAGGCGGTATTACCCGCCTATTATTAAACATTAGCTCCAAAAGATGATGCCGAAGTTACTTTCCAGATTGCACTTGCATCAATGATACCATATTTGAATATGCCGTACCATCCGAAATTCAATAAACGACCAAGCTTGTCGAACGGCCCGGTGATTCTCATTCCGGGTGCAATTGCTTCTGCTAAACCCAAAGCATTGTAACCAAAGAATAACGAATGGTAAGTGTCAACTGCGCCGGCTCCGACATCTGTATTGATTGTGATGTTTGCATTTTCAATAAGTCTGAAACCTTTGAACATACCGATTTCATTCTTGTAAACATCCATTACATTGCTGTATTTTGAAATGTCCACCCAATCACCGGCTGCTGCAACATTTCTTAAATCTGAAACAACATCAGGATGTATAACACTGATATAGTTCTGACCGATTTTAGGAATGTTAGCTCTGCGGAGTTTGTTATAAACCTTCTCCATATAAGCGGTTGTCATCTTATCGGATGCCGTTAATTCTGCTTCGGTTGCCTGTGTTACGATTATTTCATTTGTTGCGGCTTCTAAAGCCTGGATTGCAAGAACGTCTTTACTTGTTCCCATATTTTTGCCGATTAACTCAACAACTGCCGGGTCAAGTCTTCCACCTGTTGAAGCATCGCCTAACGCTGTAGTTGTTACAACATTGCCCTGTTCTACAGGTGTGATTGTTACTACAGAATCGACAATTGCTTCGGATGTTACGTCCTCACCGTCTGTCAATGCTGAAGTCGCATTTGCTAAATTAGCAAATTTGATAAATTTATAATCTGCTGATTTTGCTGTTTTCTTTTGAGAAACGAACTGATCCATTATTAGCATTTCATCGGCTGCTAATATTACGCCTTCGTTCCATAGCGATACTTGAGATTGATCAAGTACCGTTTTATCGGTTATTACCGTTGTGAAATCTGCCATCTTAAACTCCTGTTAATTTTCGTTTAATGCCTTCCATTCTTTGAATGTTTTCGGCTTTTTAGTTTCTGTTTTACTGAAGTTCTTACCCCTATCACCTAATGGAATATCGACTTGCTTATCTACATAGATTTCAAGTTTGTCAAGTTCCATATTTGCGAATAACTCACGGGTGTCTTCTGGTAATCTTGAAAGTAGCTTTTCACGATGCGCCTGTTCTCTTTTGGTTTCTTTTTCGAGTAGCTCATTGTATTTAGCTTCAATCTGTTTTTTTGCTTCTATTTCAGGAACCGACTTTTCATAAAGCTCTTTGTATTTATTTTGTTCCTTTAATAGTTCATCCTGTTTTTTAATTTGCTCTGACTCAAATAAAGTTAATTTTTCTTCCAGCTCTTTAATGCGAATACGTTTTTGAGCTGATTCATTCTTCAAAGCTGATATTTCAGGGTTTACTTCCTTTGTTTCTGGTGCTACCTGTATTTCTCCTGGCTCTGCCATTTTACTACCTTTGTTTGTTTATAAAATAAAAAAGGCTATCACTTAGATTTCTCTAAATAATAGCCTTTAGTTTTTCTAATCAGCTAATTTATATTAAAACTTTATATCTTCTCCTTTATGAGTGTGAACTATCTTTCCGTTCTGGAATCTAAACTCAACACTTCCGAATCCACTTATAGGAATTAAATTAAGAAATCTAAGGATAATAAGCAAATACTTTAATGCATTGCCATCGTTAATTTCCATAATTATTTAACTCCGTGATTGACATATATTTTATCTTTGCACCATTGCCGGATTGAAACATCCAATTCAGCAGATACTTTTTTGATTAACTTCTGCCTGTTATCTTCTCGTAGAGTGCATATTTCACGACCATATTTTCTATTACCTTCAATCTTACCGGCATCCTTAGCATCATAAGAGGATACGCCTCCGAGTGCTGTTGATGAAACATAATGTAACCCTTGTATAGTCTGCCCGGTTAATAACATATCAACCGTGTTTATACGGTTTGAAACAATTGAACCGCCTTTATAAGAAGTCCCTTTATATTTTACTTTGCCTTTTACGGGCTTAAATAAGTTAGTTTGGTTTGATTTTGTTGGGTTCATCCAATTACGTTTTAACTCTTTGTATTCCTCTGATAAGTACTGATGGAACTTCTGTTCCGTCTGCAATATTCCCGCCCTCATATCAGCGTGAATCCACTTTTTGACATACTCGTGCATTTTCTTCCAGAAGTTTGAATTCAGTTTCAAACTCTTTTCAAGTTCCTTTAATTCTAAGTATGCTTTTTTATCGTAACGAGCCATTAGTCCACCGGCTGAAATTTATGGATGCATCCCCAATTTGGGACACGCCCAAATTGATTTATAATCTTATCCTGTCCTTTTAACCTTCCACCTGTATGTACGAACGGGGTTTTAATTCCCTTTGCTATTTCAGCGAATGTATATCCTTCGGGTTTTTGGTTCATCATTAGCCAAGCACATTCGTCTGAACTTGTTGGAATAATCCCTCCGGCATATTCAAACCGTTGATCCGGATTGTCTTCAAATGCCTTAAAGGTCGCACTTCGTGAGAAGTCATAATAACCAGTTTGAACGATTGCACCTGTTTGAGCATCTGTAAAGCCTATTCCTTTTAGTGAATCTTTCGTTTGCTGAAACGTAACTCCGTTAATAATACTTTCGTATAATTTAGCTTGTAAAGTGTCTGCATTAGCTTTGAAACGTCCTACTAATTCGGTATATCTCAAGTTCTGCAGGACTTCTAAATCTTGTACTGCTTTATCGCTGTACAATTTAGCATATAAGCCCGCTTCTTTGTCCATCAGGTCGATATAATCAGTTATAAACTCATTGATACCCATATCATCCATCAGCTCATAAAACCCATCATTTTCGATATAGTTTTTAATCGCTTGCGGTGTCATATTCTTAAACATAATTGATAAACGTTTATCCAGTTCATCGTTAAAAGAATCTAATCGTTTTAGCAGGTCGTCAATTGTCATACAATGCCTTAATTATTTGGTTCATAAAGAATACCATTTTGCACCCACTTATAACCAACGCAAACACCAACGCAATCAGTACCGTTTATTTCCATTATTTCTAAATCGTCATCGTCATAATGGATATCGAAATCTTTAAGAAATAGATATTTCTGCTGCATATTGGTAAATCTGATATTTTCTTTTTTAATCCCTAATTCATCTGCTAACTTGAATAAATCATTATTATTCGTTACTTCAAATCTCGAAGTAGTTATATAAACATCAAACCCTTTTGAAAGATATAATTTGCATAATCTTTGCATAGGTTCGGTTGTTAGTGTGCTGTCAAAGTCGAATGATACTTTCATACATTAACCTGATTTGTTCTTGATTGTTCTATTTTGTCCCTGAATGTCGAAGCCGTTGTTGTATTCTTCTGCTTATAATTCGCATTGATAGCTTTATTATCTGTCAATAACTTTTGGATGTCCTTTTCATCCAAATCCGGTCTATCTTGTTTAACCCAGTCTTCGGGAGTACTCATATCATACTTAAACTGATATTCCCTTTCTTCCCAAATTTCTGTTGTTGATTTCGGGAATTGATATTCTCTTAAATTAACCTGGCTTAATACAACTCCGTTCTTCTTTTCGATTAAAAGATATTCTTTATTCATCAATCTGTTTAACTCAAATTCAAACTCAATTAAAGTGTCCCGGTCATCATTATTTTGGTCTGCAATTTCGATATTATCCATTTGTTTTGAATAACCGCTCATTTCGCTTATCTGTTCGGACATCGAAGCCCCAGACATTCCCATTGCATTGCCGACTGTCTTTCTTAGCCAATCTGTTAAATCCCTATCCTCAATTACTTTGTGATCCGGTGTTACAAATTCGAGTTTAGGAGAGATATGATCCGAACGCAAATCATTTGCAACTATAATCCCGTAAGGACTGAAAGTCATATCTGCAGCCTTGATTCCTAAATTGGTACCAATTCCGTAACCGAAGGACATCCATTGTTTTGCCACCGTGTCCGACAATTTACCGGATATTATTTCATTATTGTTTACTACTTCCGGAATTCCATCTCCCCAGAAGTCATCATATCCATCTCTAAGCCTTAGAACAATAAAAGGGATTTCCTTAAAGGGGTTTGCACCCAAATCTTTTGTGATGTATTCGGGTAAGTTTCTAATTTCGTTATCGTCCTTATCTGTAACCCAAACCGCATCAGCATCCCAATGATAGTAAACTGTAACTAATTCATCTTTGATTGTAAGTTCACGCGGATAGATTAACTCTGTCATATAATTATAGTCATCTTCCATTGTTTTGACTGTAGCTCGTGACCTATCCAACACTATAAAAGTAAACTTACCATTCTCAAATAAAGGACGGACTAAAATAGTGTTCTGTAACTTTGCCATCCGATGGAACTCTTTCATATTTCGGTTAAGCCCCTTTTCGAATACCGTCTGTATATCTTCACTGCCTGTATAAGTTCTATTAGCAGGGTTTTTATACAATAAACAAAGCCTGTCAATAAAGCGGGGCACATCGTTTATAATTATTCTCGGCATCCAGTCTAAAATATGCTTCTTACTGATTATGCTGTTTAAGTGCATATCCAGATATTTCTTAATCCCTAAATAATTCCTCTTGTAATAAAATATGTTTTTCTCAGCCTGTGTTTGCAATTCGCTTGCAATTGATAAATCATACATAATTCTCGTGTCGGTTAGTTTGTTCATAAGTTTCTCGAATAGTTAGGTTTGCCTTTTAGTGAATACTCATAATTTATATAATACCCAATGGCATCGGATATATGAACCAAACCTTTTTTTTCATCCTCTTTGTCAATCACTCTTTTGCCAACTTCATATTTTACTTTTGATAAATCTTCTTTTGTGTGTGTACATTTTGAATGTATATATAATCTTCTTTGCCCTAAATCATTGCATAATCTGTAATTCATTGCATTGATTCTATCAATCTGCAGCGGGTTGGGCTGAATCCTTATTACTGCTTTTGGGATTATATTCCGGATAATGTCATAATCAGTTGTGGGGCTCGAAGTGCTTCTGAATGTTCCTGAGTAATCACCGTAGAAATAGAAATCCGCTTGATACCTATTCAACAGTTCTTTTGTCATTGATTCGGTATCGGTATCTTTCAAAACTATTTCATCAAACACATAATCATTACCCTTTGCGTTTTGGATTAACGCCCACTTGCACGGGTTTACGTTAAAATCACAGCAAACAATAATCGGGAGGTTCTTATCAAACTTATAATCGGAAATATTGTCTTCTGTAAACTTCTTATAACATCTGCCCTCGATGTTTGACTTACCCCATATACCCTTTGCATAAATATTATACCAGTTCAAATCCTCTTTAGCAAGGTTTTCTAATGCTTCAATGTATTCTTTATCTAAGAACTTATTGTCTTTGTAAGTAGTAACTAATTCATATATTTTATCCGGCTCAATTTCTTTTCTTAAATCGATATACTTTTTAATGTCCAGACTTTCATCAACTGGATTGAATGTATAAAAATACTGCCTTTGGACTCCATCATTTCCCCTTAATCTAAGGTTCAACTGTTTGAAGTCTTCCATCTCAAATTCTTCAACTTCCTCTCCCCAAACTTTCGTAATGCCCGCAATAGATTTTAGTTTCCTAATATCGTCCAAACCGTAAAATATAACTCTATTTCCTGTTCTCTTTGAGATTATTTCCATCGGCTGTTTAGTTATCTTAAATTCATTCAGCCAATCAAACTCTGCTAATCTTTGCAGTAATAAGTTATAGCAAGAATCTTTTAAGCTCGTTGCAACTTTACGTAATACCAACCAGTTATTCTTTTCAGGTGATTCTAAATCGATTATTATCATATCAGCTAATGAAACGGATTTACCGGAACCAGCTCCACCCATAATGAAATTAAAACGCTTCTTTGTAGAACGTTTATAAACCTTCTCATATGCTTTATTTGCGATTAAGTTATTCAAAGAATATTTTAATTCCTTCGTTTGGTTGCAGTTGTTCGTTATTCGCTTTATCTCTTAACGCTTCTCTTTCGTGTTCATCTGCTAATAATTTATATAATGCTATTTGTAGAGTTGCGTTCGGGTTATCCAGCCACTTCTTTCTCAATAGTTGTTTGATTTCAATCCTATTTTTGTTCAGTTTCTCTTTTAGCTTTTCCGATTGTTCCAACTTGTGATCATAGAATGTTGAAGTAGAACAAGGCATTTGTGCCACTATATCACTTATAAAATGACAATCGGGATTATCTGCAATTTTTAATGCGATTTCTAAATAATTAGCAGTTTTATCCTCTTTGCTCTTTCCCTTTTTAACTGCCCGGTCGATTATTTTTCCTGAAACGGTTGTAATTGTTGACATACTTAATCACCTGTAATATTTTTCTTAATCAACTGATAATTATAATAATAAATTAAACATTAAAAAGCAAGTAGTTATATGGACTGGTAGTGTCTCAGTTTGAATTATTTTTTTTCTTCTGCTTGACTGGATAAGAACCAAATGGTATATTAGCAGTATGAAAAAGCCAAAAAGACCAAAAGACACAAACCAGTTAGCAAAGAATATCGTTGATATTGCAACTGGTGAAAAAGAAGAAGAACAACCTAAAGATAATAAAAATCCTCACGCTGTGGAACTTGGACGTTTGGGAGGGTTAAAAGGCGGAAAGGCACGAGCCCAAAAACTAACTAAGAAACAGCGTGTCGAAATAGCAAAGAAAGCGGCTAAGGCACGTTGGGATAAAAAGAAAAAATAATTAATTTTACATTTGTGATTTATGGAAAATCCATTAGTTTTAATAGAGTGGTTGGATAGTAAGGGTGTTATCGGGGAATGGGAATTTATAGATTCTCTTAGTCCATTAATTCCTTGTGAATGTACTTCGGTCGGATTTCTTGTTGAAGATAAAAAAGAATATAAAACTATAGTCCAGACTAAAAGTAATGAGCAGGTTGTAGGAAGAATGACAATTCCAACCTGCTCAATAAAGAAGATAAGAAAAATTAGCGTGTAACTAATTTATTTCTTATTCTTCCCTTTATCGGGTCGTTGGGTTAATGCAGAGCCTGCGACCCTTTTTGATAACGACATTACTGCGGCCTTAGCTGTAGTAAGATTTTCTGCAATTTTGCTTGGATTATATTTTATCCAATTATCAGGGAACAAATACTTAATCATGTTTTTAATATTTCCTATTTATTGTTAATTCATTATATTCTAAGAGTAATTATATAAATAAGTTAGAAGCTTGTCAAGTGAATTCATTATATTTTTATTATTGACTTAAAATAAATTGGTTTCCAATTTGTTTTTGAAAAAGTAAAATTATTAAACTGAATTTTATACTTGACTGGTAATGTATTATTCGCTATATTTCATTTGGAAATTAAAAGGTAAAAGAAATGAACAGATTATCACTTGAAAAACAAACACAGATTATTAACCTACTTGTTGAAGGAAATAGCCTCAGATCAACGTCCAGAATTGTAGATGTGTCAATAAATACGGTTACAAAACTATTTGGTTTGCTTTAGCTCTTTTTTTACTTCTTTAATATCTTCTGCAATTGGTAAGTTTTCTGGCGTAGTACCACTAATTTCAATCATCGTATGGCGTACTTTAACCCCAACATCTTTAGCTGCTCTTTCTAATCTGTTTTGACCTATTAAATTTTCATTTTTAATTTTAGCTTCGGTTTGAGTAATCCTAAATAAATTGGCGGCCAATTCTTCTTTACCCATAAAATCTAATAAGGTTCTTGACTGCTGGATTCCTTTAACTACTTTTAATTTTTTTAATGGCATGTTATACATACCAAGATAACCAGCATTTTGGAAATATGCGTAATTATCTACCCCGGCAGTTTTCGCAATGCCAGTCAAAGACTTTTCCCGTTCCGATATATCTTCTCTCTCGATATTTTGAGATTGCTCGATATATCTCCGCATTGATTCAGCTAAAGTAACAAAATAAGCTTGTGCAGAAGCTACTTCTGGTTTTTTAACATCTCCATTCATAGCCGTCATATAACAAGCAAAACGACTTAATTTATAATCTTGTAAATTTTTCCCATTTATTTCTCGGTTAACAGAAATAAAATTACTTTCCATCCCGATTCCTAATGCATCACAAGCAATCATTGCTTTATTGATTGCTTTCTTAAATGATTGGAAATCTTCATATCCCAACATTGACATAAATTGGCGTGCATACCAAAATTTCATGCCATTTTCTAAGCCAAAATCGTCAAAATTTTGTTTATCTTTATTAAAATGGAATATTTCCGAATTACTCATAATTGTCCTCATATCAATAACAAATATACTGATTAGGCAAGTTATAATCAATTCAGAAGATGACGGCACTTCATAGTTGCCACAGCGTTATGTTGCTAAAACATTTATTGTCTCTGATATATGTGTAAAAGCCTTATTAATCTTAGCCTCCACACACTTATCGCACATTTCGCACCTCCACCTAAATAATGGGTCTTTTCTTTTTTGCGATATATATTCGATTGTCCTCCCAAATTGTGAACCACAATAGCATCGCAACATAACCACCCGCTCAACTCCGACCTCTTTTACTTCTGTTTCTTTTTTAATCTCATCCATTTAGTACCTCAATTTTATAAATTATTCCACCGTTTCCGGCGGGTTGTCGGCAACCACGTTATATGGCTTTTGTGGCTATTAACTCTAATATCTTTTTCAAATCCGTAACTTCCAACCTTATTTCTACGTCTGCAGCCCCGTTGTCTGCGTTAATCCTTACATAATCCCCACTCGGTTCGTGGTAAATATTGTTTATCGGGCAAAAGTAAGTTTCTACTATTGTGTCATCGATAGTCCCATCTTCGTTAATATTATCATTGAATATTGGAAGCGTCTTGTCGTTGCTGAATATATACCTTTCAAATTGCGTTGCCATCTTAATTCTCCTATGTAATTCGTTAATTATCATTTTATTTCCTTTTTGTCGTGTCCGCTTATGGGCATCGCCGTTATATTAATAATTTCTCTATGTATTCAGACATATTATTTTCGGTTCTTTTGTCGTATGTGTTTCCAATTCTATGTATTTCTTTTTTATATTCAAGTTTTTGAATCCCGACTGCTCCACCCCTCGCCTTTGCTTTTATTATCTCAAGATAATTATCATAAAGCAATAACCCATCTTCACCATATATATTGTCATTTTCATAATTAGCATCAGGAAAATAATATGCTGGACGGAATAAAAACCAGATCGTTTCAGCATCTTGTTCAATGCTCCCCGAGTCCCTTAAATCTGCTAATATCGGGCGTTTATCAGGTCTTTGCTCAACTTGTCTGTTCAATTGGGACAAAATAACAACTGAAACATTACATTCTTTCGCAAATTCTCTAAACTCTTTTAGTGTATTTTCTATCATCTCATTTTTATTATATCCATCTTCCAGTTTCATTAAGGTCAAATAGTCAATAAAAACAACATCAAGACCTGATCTGATTATTTGCTTTTTGCATCTCTGTATAATTCTTTGAGCTGATTGTTTGCCGGAATCAATATAAATTATATCCATTTTTTTCATTTCTTCAGATACTTTTTTAAGCTCTTTTAACTGGATATCATTCAACATATTCTTTTCAATTTCTTCACTATTAAATTTCGAATGATAACTTAAATCTCTGATTATCAATCTGTCAATCGGCATTTCAATTGAAAACGTGATAGTCTTTTTGCCGTGATTGACTAAATTTCTGTTAAGCGATAACATTAAAGCCGTTTTCCCTTGAGACGGTCTTGCTGCTATTATAGTAATCCCACCCCTGAATAAATCAAGTCCGTTAAAATTAGTTGGTATATACCCGTCCTGTGTTCGTGACATTATTTTATTAACTACTTTGTCAACTGCTTCTGCATAAGTAACCTCTCTCACTGGTTGAGTTGCCGATCTCATTATTTCAGTTAAACCAGTTAGTAATGATTCTGCAAAATCTTTGCCTTTGTATTTCAATGTTTCGCAGTCTCTGATTAGACTTCTTGTTTCTGATTCTAAATTATCACCGTGTAATTTATCACAATATTTCTCATTCCCGAATGTTGTTAAGGTTGAAATATTACTTACAAAGTAATTTCTTAAATCTTTTGGAAGAATTATTAACATATCATTTGGAGTTGGTTTTTTTCCGGTCTTTACGAACTGTTTATAAATTTCAGATACTATTTGTTTATGTGTTTCCGGCCTGAATAGGTCTATTAAATTATCATAAAGTATAGCATCATCAAAAACTTGGCTAATAATTAACATCGCTTTTATTGCTTCAAGTTCTAATTTGTTTCTTTGTTCAGCATTCAGCATTTTGCAGCTCCATAAAATAATCAATCAATTCTGGTTTGTTTTTAATTAGAAAGTTTAATTCGTAATCGAAATAATTATCGATAATTTCATCGTGCTTATAATCTGCACACTCAAGGCACATAGTAATACCATTTAATTTGTAATAAGTTATTTTGGCTTCACCGCATATTTCACAAATCATAATTTTATCTTGAACTCTGGCTCTTGATTATTTTTCCATTTCAAGAATGATGCAGTAGTCGGATATTCTGCATTTTTGATAAAATGTTTAGTGCACTCCGTTAACTCTAATTCTGTTAAATTTTCATCAACACAAACTTCTCTTAGAATGTCAAACCAATCATCCCTTAAATTCGGGAAGGCTGATTTAATAATTAAAACACATTTCATAAAATTACTAACAGTAAACCCATCATTAGTTCTGATTAACCCCTGCAATTTTCCGCCATTCGGCTTCTGTAAATCCGTTGATTGTTTTATTACTTTCGCTTCCATAATTCCCCTCTAATATTTTTATGTAATTTGTTTTATTGTCTATTATCCAGTCAAAACTAATTTTCCAGTTTTGCTTATTGTCACCTAATAAGAACTTTGACTTTTCGGCCTGTCTTAGAATTTCTTCAAAATTAAATTCCTTTTCTGCTAATCTTGTTTTGATATGTCTTTTTCTTTTGTCTGATAATACTTTTATTTCAGGTATGCTGTAAGACTTAGCATAGAAATTCCACATTTCAAAAATGGGCGTATATATATCTTCTTTTACTTCTTCTTCTTCTTTTACTTCTTCTTCTTCTTTTGTGGCATTTTTGTAAACAATTTCGTTATTTATGTTAACATTTATTGTGTTTTCGTAAACATTTTTATCAAAAAGATAATATTCAGGTATTACTCTAACTTCTTTTTTGCGTTTAGCCGCTTCAAAAAACCGCTTCTGGATTCCCGATGATGTCAAAATTCCATACTTTTTATAAAGCATCTTATTCAAAATACCACGCTCGATTAAAGCATTTATGCAGGAATCTATCTCGTTTATGTCAACATTAATACGCTTTTTGATTAATAAGAGTAAATCTTTTCCGTTTACTGTGTAATAACCTTCGTTTCTATAAATTATTTGTAGTAATGTAATAAAAACAGAAAGTCCAACCGACTCTTTCTCAAGGAGGTAAAGCTCCATTTTATCATCCCAATCCGTATCAAGCGGAAAATAGTCTATACCCTGCTTAGTATTTCTTCCCATTTATAACCTGTATATAAAGTAACATATTAGATTAAAATTTTTTAATTAAGTTTTGCCAGCTTTTCAACTTCCAATTTTTTCCATTCAGTTTCACCTTTCAGTCTTGAGTATATCGTTTTCCTTGCGATGCCTAAAATTCTGGCAAGCTCTGAAATGGTTATCTGACCGGAAAGTATCTTGTTTCTTATTTTTTCTGTTAATTCCATATTAACCTGTATCATTTGTTACAAATTTAACTAATTATTTTAATAGATGCAAATTAAATAGTTAAACTCTTATCATCATTCCACTGTGTTAAAATCTTCAACAATCTTGTCCAGTTTAGACTTTAATGATTTTTCGTGACCCTTGCTGTGATAACAAATCATCTCGCCACCAAATCTTGCAAAGTGCCAAACGTGGCTAATAAATAGATACATATGGTTAAGAAATAAGATAACCACAATGTATGGTAGGCTAATTATTCTGTTTACTATTTTCATTTCTTAAGTCCTTTATTCTTATTTAATTTTATTTTAAGCCCTAACAACCGCATACACCCTAACTCTGCTAATTTCATTCTTTGCTTATCAACCCACTTGATAGCACATTTGTTGGTTTTAGGGCTTTTTATTAGCTCAACATTATAAGTGCCTTTTATATCGATACTTTCGCTAACCGTCAATAGCCCGGCATTTTCTGGTATATTATCAAGTGCTATGACCTTTAATTTTTCAGGTACGGCAAAAAATAACCGTCTGATTAAATTATGATTGTGTTTATGCTTTTTGTCTTTATCTTTCAACAAGTCATATTTAGAAACTTTTATTTCAATTTCAGTAGCATATCCGGCTTTTGTTAATACTAATAAATCACATTCGTGTAAATCTTTGTTCCCTAAACTCATTCCCCAATGAACATTAGGAACTATTAAGTTCTGCCTTACACCAAAATATTCCATTGCTGCTATTTCTATATCGATACTTTTCATTTCTTAAATCCTCTCAAAAAGTCCACAATATCGTCTAACTGGAATTATTTTTCAGTAGTTAGACTTTTAATTAAAAATTCTCTTATTGGTTTATTACGCTTTTTATCTGCTAATAAATAACCTAATCTTGCTTTTTTAATGTTATCCGGTAAACTGTTTATGGCTTCTGCTAAATCTTGCTCTAATTTGATTGTATATAGCTTCTGTGAGCCGCCGGAGCATTGCTTGAGTATATTTAGCCTTTCAAAAATATTAACGCCTCTAATGGCTTTAATTTTGTTCCTGCCATCTTCTGCACGTCCGGCATTGTGTATAACAAAGTTATGAATGCCGTTTGTTACACAAATACCATTTTCTGTTTCATATCTTAATCTTAAATTTGGCTTTCCGTTTATGTGGTGGCTATTTAACACAGAATCGCCGCCGATTTGCAAACCATCCTCCCCAGAAAATTCACATTTGTAATAAGCTAAGGCTTTAATTAACTCAAACCAGATTTCATCATTGTACTTTTTATAATTAAACTTCGGCGCTATTTTAGCTCTTGCCATTTACCACTCCATTATTTCTTTTTGTAGTTGCTCATTTTTGATTTGTATGGTCTAACCAAGTAACTGGGTTTATCACATCGGTTGCATTATATTTTATATGGCCTTGATTCGTGTTCACATAAAATATCTCAATGGCTGAAATGATTACTTCTGTTGGTCTATTGTTTTTCATATACCAAGCTCTTTCCCCTTTATCAAACTTGGTGGTAAACGGTTTCCGCTTTTGCAACATAACCAGCGCATCAAGCGGAACACTTATGTTATCTGCTGTTTCTTTTAACTTAATAAATGCTGCGTTGTCTCCTAAGTCGTGCAATTCATCTTTTGTTTGGTAATTACAAAACTCTAATTGTTCTACTATTTGTTTTAATGTGGTGTACTCTTGCATTTCATACCTCTTTTAATTTATTAATAAATGTCGTGTCCGCTTATGCGCAACTCCGTTATACAGCCTTGTTTTCAACAAAGTCCAACTCTATTTGGCTTAATCGTTTTACTATAATATCACAATATTCTTTACTAATCTCGCAACCTATCGCCTTCCGCCCATTAAGCCTTGCGGCTAAAAGTGTAGTCCCACTCCCTGCAAACGGTTCAAACACTGCCCCGCCATTATCGGTAAACATATTCACAAGCCTTTTGTAATGGTTAACCTCTTTTGGGCTTGGGTGGTTAAACTCTGCTTTTGTGTTGTGCAATTCGCTATCTAATCTATCTTTGTACCTATTATAGCACTTACCATTATTCCCAAACCACAAAACAAGTCCGTAATTGCTATAACCTATTTTCCCATTTCTCATACTGTTTGTGTAATTCAAATTTATAGCGTACTCATATTCAAAATATCTTTCTAATTCTTGCCTCATTATCTTATCATTTTTACCAACTTCAACTAAAATGTTTTGTGGTTTTAGCTTATACATATTTAGAGTAAACTCATTACAAAAGGCTCTAAAATCAAGTTCGCTCATATTATCATTATCAAATTCTTTCCCAGCGTTAAATGGCGGGTCAGTTACCACCGTTTGAATGGGCGGGAGGCTATCAATCACGTCCCGGTAATCAGCATTATATAGCGTAATCAGTGCATCGCTGTAATAAGGCTGTATAACTAAGGCATCAACGCCGACAACTTTCATTGTCTCGCTTTCCTTAGTTTCTAATACGTTTTTATTTTCTTTCATTTAATATCCTCTTTATTACGTTGCGGGTTAGGTGGTAGTTATGCCGAAAAATTGCTAAGTTTCTTCAATAATTTTACAAACCCATCTTCGGTTAGAGCTTGCTCGTTTACAAAGTTTTCGCCAGTATCACTTAAAGATTTTTCCGTATAGCAATCAGAATTATCTCTAAACATTTGACGGAGTTTTTCTTCCGCAATTTTCGGAATAACCATCGGCTCAAGCTGACCAACTAATTCGGTTAGTTTGTCGGTTATATTATTCGCTTCATCTTGGTCGTCAATATTTGAATGTATGCCATTTATAATATCTGTATAAAGTTTATATTCTTCTGAATTTATTTCCATAATTTTACTCCTTCGTTTTTGTTGGCAGCTTATCCGTTATTCGTTATGTTGACAAAAGCTAACTTATGTAGCCTTTCTCTTTCAATAGCTTTCTCAAATCATCTTTCAAATCTTCTTTCTTCACTTCCATCCAACTCCAGTGCATACTATGGTTATAAATGGTTGTGCCAAATGCTCGTAAATATATTTTCCCATCTTCAATTTTAATTGGGCTACCTTTATACTCAATCGTTGTGCTAATAACGTTCATCTTCCCTCCTCCCGCTTTTGCAACATAACAAGCTACTCAAGCGGAATAACTTTTGTGATCGGCTTTGTATCATTAAGCCAAATATTATATGTGGTTTAGGTAAACTAATTTTATTCCTTTCAGCAAAATTCCAAATTAAACTTGCTGTAAAACTTATCGGTGTATTTATATTCCAATATTTCATTTTATGTCCGTTATCCGCTTAGTAGCCACTCCGTTAGCAAGCAAAATGGCTAATATTTTTTATATTGTATTACCGCCAAAAATGATTCCTGGCACATATAACTTTGCTCAACTGCTTTTACGTCAACCTGCAAAATTTCAATATCTGTCCTTGCCGTAAACTCCTCGAAATATTCTGCGTTAACTATTACTTCTATTTTCCTCCCACCATTTTGCACCGGCTGAACTGCACCTTTGCTAACTGGCGGTTCAAGCTGACGGCCTTCATATTCACGCAGAATTCTATCACAAGCATCATTGAAGCCTTCCTCATAAGGACTAACACCACCTTTGTATTTTGCATTTTCAATTATTTGTTTTAATTCCATGTCCATTGTTACCGCACCCCGCACCGGCTGAGGAACGCCTTGCTTAACCAGCGGTTCAAGCTGACCTCCGAGTGATCCCATTATTTCTTCTGCATTCTCTTTTGCTTCCTGTCTATAATCGCTTGCGTAATTATGGAAACATATGTCTATAATTCGTAATACTTCTTCTTTAGTATATAACATTTTATCCTCCTTTTTATTTCGGCAGCTTAACCGCAACTATGTTATACTTTCCCCGTTATCCTGATTTCATTGTTTTTCTTTATATTTTTTATCAGTCTGGCATTCCATTTATTTTTATACCATTCAACTTTGTTCACTCTCATCATATAATAGATAGCCTGTATAGAAATCTTTCTATTATACTTTTCTTCAATATATTTCTTGTACTCTAATATTGTGTAATCTGCCACTGAATCCTCTTATTGTTTACACAAAATTAACTTTTTTTATATTTATTGTCAAGTGTTATTTTTAATCGGCATAAAAAATATTTTTAATTATATTAAAAAATATATCTTGACAATAAACAGCCAGTTTTGTAGGTTGTGGATGAAAGTTTTTTGAATAACAGGAGAAACAAAATGGAAGGTAAAGAAATAATTTGGGTCGAAACGGGATTTGCTAAAAAATATAACCAGCTAAAATCCGATGAAGAAAAGCACAAGGCTTTTGATGAATATGTTGAAAAAGTTTCAGAAGAATCAAAAAGAGAATTTAAGGCGAATCTTGATAGTTTAGACGAAGATGTTGCCATTTATGCCGGCTTAATGCTAAAAGCGAAACAATCATTCGAGAAAGCTAAAAACGAACAGCTATCTGCTTCTTATGCACTGTGGGAGGGTTTTGAAAAAGAATTGCCAAGTGTGCGAGAAAAGATTGCGCAAATTACTAATACTATTAAGCCGTTGACCGCAGAGTTAAAACAGATTGATGATTTATTAAAGTCAATAAATACTTATAGTGTTGAAAGAATAACTGGTGTAATAGAAAAGTTTACAAATCTTTCCGGCAAAAACAAAGAAATGTTTGATTTTTTAATTAAGCATTTTGATAAATAGTAGTTTTTTGAAATATTGGCTAAGGTGACAGGCAAACTTTTATACTAAGCCGTCAAGAAGTCCGGAGGCTGCAACTTATCCAGTGTGGGATAATAAAGCCCGAAGAAATATCCGGTGTCGGGTTCCCTGCCCTTAGCCTTTAATTAAATAGGAGAATGAAATGCACCCAGAAATTAAATTAGCAGTAGATGAATTGGTAAAGGTTTTACGGAGTTACTCAGATAAAGATATATCCGGCTTTACTTTATTTGTGAATAGTGAAAGTTTTGAAATTACACTAAATGTTAGAAGTGGTAAGGATTTGGTTCAAAGCGGTATATCAATGAAAAATTTACGTCAAGAATGGATTAAATAGGAGGAATAAAATGGAGAGTAGTTACCGAAGTTTATGATTTTGATGGGAATAATTTAGCAGAGAATGACCCATATTTGTTTACAATAGAATCCATACTTGAGTTTTTAAATTGGAAATACCAAAAAATACATACGGACATTCACAAACAAAACATATTCGAATATTTCATAGAAGATAATAATGGAGAATAATATGAATTATGTAGCCGACATTAACGAAAGATTTCACATCCGGCAAGAACAGAGGCAAGAACAGAAAGAAGAAACTGCATATACACAGAAGTATGAATCTCTAATGGCAATGCACGTTTCAGATTTGCTAAATTCTCTTTCTGATGAGGATAAGGCAGAATACGAAAACGAAAAGAAGGCTGAAATTGTGGATTTTATTTTATGGTCAGGACTTGACAGAATAGTACTGGGTGAAGAATGAAAAACTACTTTACTAAATACAAAGAACTTATCCCGGCATTATACCGGATTGCAGTTTTAGAACACAATCTGGCTGTCGCTGATAGTGAATTAAAGATTTTAAGGCGGCAAAGTTTCAGGGATGAAGATGAAATTAAAAGATTAAATAATAGAATTGAATCATTGTTAGGGGGTGAAGTATGAACGGTTTACAGAAAAAAATAATTACAATCACAAACGAACTACGTGCGCAAAAAGACGGGAAGAATAATTTTGCTAATTACAATTATTTTAAACCTGATGATTTGTTAAACCTTTTAAATCCTCTTTTGCTAAAGCACGATTTGTTTTGTAAGTTTAATTTGACTTATAAAGATTCTTATTATGAAGCCGAATTGATTCTGGCAGACGATAAAGAAAAAGAAGTTTATAAATTCGACATTCTTAAAGCTACTGTTAAGGGAGCAAACGAAGCACAAAACTCAGGAGCTACTTTAACTTATGCAAAAAGATATTCTTTGATGAATGCTTTCAATATAGCGGAAAATGAATCCGACTTTGATTCTGACGAACACGCAAAAAGAGAATTAAAAGCAGAGTCTAAACAACCTAAAAAAGAACCAGAACCTGATTATATCGGTAAGATTAGAATCTTGATAAACGAATATCAGGGAGCAGACAAACAAGAACTTTCAAATAGTTGTGCGGAAGCCAAAAAGAACAATAAGTTTACAAAACAATTTGCTGAGGATATGGCTAAAAAGTTAGGTGGCACTTTATGATAATTTATGATTCTTTAGAGCAAGGAACGCCGGAATGGTTACAGGTAAGAGCCGGGAAATTTACCGCTTCCACTTTCTCTGATTTATTTACTAAAGAAACAACACAGGCTTATCAGAATGCAATTAACGATGTTGTTTACGGTAAACTAACAGGTGAACCAGTTGAGAGTTATACGAACGCTATAATGCAGCGTGGAAGCGAATTAGAACCTTTTGCACGTGAAAGTTATGAGCTTGAAACATTTACAAAGGTTCGACAAGTTGGATTTATAGAGCTTAATGAGTGGGTGGGTTATTCCCCCGATGGCTTAATTGGTGAGGACGGACTTATAGAGGCCAAGTGTCCTAAGCATTCAACTTTAATTGAATATCATTTAAGCCAAAAAATACCTACGAAATACTACTGGCAAATGCTCGGCGGTATGTATGTTACTGGCAGGTTATGGTGTGATTATTACGTATATCACCCTAAATTAAAACCTCTTTTAATTAGGGTTGAACGGAATGAATCAGACATTAAATTGTTGGAAGAAAAGTTAAACGAAGTAATTGAAATTGCCAAACTAAGAATTGAGAAATTAAAATGAAATTAGCTATGGTAAGGCAGGGATTCTGTTTAGTCCCTGCTGATGATGAATCAATGGAGAAATTCAAGAAGCTAAAGAAAGCAGACGTTCATAGTTGCGATGTAAAAGAATATCACAATTATGAATTCCACAAAAAGATGTTTGCGTTATTCAATATAGCGTTTGAAAATCAAGATAAACATAAAACGCTGGATGAATCAAGAGCCGTTTTAACAGTTGAAGCCGGATATGGAATTCCGGTAATATCAGAGAGCGGAACCAGATATTATATAGCGAAATCATTAGCTTATGATAAAATGGAACAATCCGAGAAAGAAGAACTTTACAGTAAGGTGTTAGACCAAGTTGTTTTAATGATAGGGAGTGATAAAGAGACACTATTGCGTGAGCTTGGTACTTTCCTATAAGTAATTAAAGATCGTGCCTTAAAGGTGCGTTTATGATTGAAATTAACTAAATTAAAGAGGTAACAGAATGGCATTTTCAGTAAACAGATTAACATTAGTTGGAACGGTTGGGAAAGATCCCGAAATTAAACAAGTCGGCGATACTTCTGTAACTTCGTTTTCAATCGCTACAGAACACTCGTACAAGGACAAATCTACTCAATGGCAGAACGTCACTACGTGGCATAATATAACCGCTTGGGGCGTTTCTAATTACACTGTAGAACAAATTAAAAAAGGCGTTAAGGTTTATCTCGAAGGCAGGATAGAAAATCAGGAATACGAAAAAGACGGTGTTAAGAAATACATCACTAAAGTAATTGCAGATTCACGGACTATAATTGTTTTTGATGGCAGGGGGAAATCAGAAGGGCAGCCAGTAGAGAGCCAAAACGT